TTCTCCACAATGTTTAAAGAAGATTATATGCGACTTTATGCAACATGTCCATTAGTGAACAGAGCCTCCAACATCGTCAAACACGAGCGAAGATTCTTCAGCATGAGAAGCGGCGTTGGACATACAGGATGAGAGTAAACCGATTGCGGAGGGTGTGTCGGGTGACATGATAAGTAGTTGGGTCATAAGTTGGGTAAGGGCACCACCGATTGCGGGTCCTTGTGCCAGTCCCATGGTATTAAACTCTTCTAGCATTTCTGCCGCGAGTTCTGCGGCAGTGTAGAAGTCTTTTCTGGCTTGCTCTTCAGCCTTGGAGTAATCGTTGCCATGCTTTTTCAACTTCATTAAGCCTTTGTCGTTTTGCTTCTGGCTTTAGCGTAGCATCCTTTTCGATCAGAGTAAGAGTTTGGTTAACTACATCGTTGATCTGGGATACTGCCCAAGTCCATTCGATGTCACTTACGCGTTTGTCGGCTTCCATGTGTCTACCTCCGCGTACCACTTACCGCCTTTGCTTTCGCAAACTTGGACGTTGATCCATTCGTCAGATTGACCCGTGAGCCACGCTGCGAGTTCTTCTCTCTTTATGCTGATGTTGCACTTGACCCATTCAGGAGCCTTTTCGTTTGGTTTCTTTGCCATTAGGCCATCTACAAATACTTTATCTACCATCATTTTTCTCCTTATAAAAAAATGCCCCGAGCCGGGGGCAACCGAACTCGGGGCGGGTCTTAACTAACTACGGATGAGTATGTTGCCATGCTCACGATCATTATACACAGAGGTATGGGAGAAGCAACACTTAATCGCATACATTCTCCGGACACTCCGCTGTTTTGGGGTTATCAGTAATTGATAAAAGGCAGACAGTGCAGTACCGCACCAACTCAGTTTCGGTTTTTTTCACAATTTTGAGGGGTTTCCTACACTTCGGGCATTGGTTCTTAATCAACCTTTGGTGTGTCGTTCCCTTTTCGGATGCTTTTAAATCCATTGCTATCCCCTTGCGCTTCTTTATACCAGTCGAATACTAGGCGCAGTTGCCCACCAATCGTCCGGCCTTCCGCCTTAGACAGTTCTTTTATCTCTTCATACACTTCTCGCGGTACGAGAATGCTTTTCCAACGTGTTGTATCCATGTTTTATCTCTCCGATGCCCCCGGATATCTAAGATAATATAGGAAGATATATAGGAATGCAAGAAAAGAAACCCCCGATCCGAAGACCGGGGGCCGTGGTTAGTCGAGCATTTTCCAGTATCCATAAACACAACGCATTCCGTCTCTGGAGCAGTCGTAGCTATCATTGATGACACCATCAATAACCGCTACGTGGTGTCGAGATACCGAGCAGACCAATCGGCCTTTGGGTAACTCTCCTGCTATGAGGTGGACCTTGCACCCTGACCCGATGGACATGGTTGGTGTCCAAACGAAACCCAGTTCAACCATATAGGCTTTGAACCATAGTCGGGTAGTGTTAATTCCGTTTCGGGCAGAGCGAGTACGCTTTTCCGTATCGTGTTTGGATTTTCGTTGCGTTAGATTTCCTTCGGCTAGTCTGTCGTAGACCTGCTGATAGGGAAGCTGTGCTGCGATGGCTATGGCTCTACAAACACAGTCGCCTGCATTGCCTTGGTAACCTGCGGCCTCTCGACCTCCATCGTTATAAACGAACACACTGGTATTGTTGGCTTCACTCATGGTGAACCTCCGTAGTTGATTAAATTGTCAAAGAGCGTGGGGATTTGCCCTCCCCAATCAAACGGGTTATCCGATTGATATACGCACTTTAACATATTATCGCATACGTGTCAAGCTAACTTTTTAGAAAGTTATTCCGCTTCTCCCCAAGATGGACCCATTTCTATGTCACAAACGTTAGGAACCTCTAAGGGTACAGCGTTCTCCATAACCTTCGCGATCTCTTGCGCTTCTTCGAGACTGCCTACCGACATGGCCAGTTCATCATGGATTTGTAGCATGGGTAGTTTTCCCATCTTATACAGATTGACCATCGCCTTCTTAGTCATGTCCGCGGCAGATGCTTGGATGAGTCTGTTGAGTGCTTTATAGGTATACGCCCGCTTTAGTCTGGTCGTAGGTCCGTAGGCATCAACCGCTTCCTTGTAGGGTAGCGCCTTGTTCATGGCGAACGTGTCGGGCTCCCACATATCGAAGCGACACTTACGACCTTCTAGTGATCGCAGTGCACCACCGGACGACTTATCGTTCAGTCGGTTCATTACACCGGTCATCAATCCTTTAACGAAAGGAACACGAGCGTGGTATTGCTTAACCAAACCCTTCGCTTCGTCCACTGAGATATCTAATTGGTCCGACATCTTATTAACACCCATGCCATAAATTAAGCCTAAGTTAATGGTCTTGGCTTGCTTCCTTGGGATGTTAGCCATCTCGGCAACTAGACTATGGAAGTCTGTTTCCGGTTTGTTGTTATAGGCCTCAACAAAGTCAGACGCTCCTTCCAAGGGTATCCCTCGCGTTTTTCCGTATACATGCGCATAATGGACCAAGATGCGTGGTTCTTGTTGCGAGAAGTCAATTGCAGCCCACTTATCCCCTTCTTCCGGCAGGAATAGTGAACGTATCATGGGTCCATAAATAGGATCGCGAGCCGGGATTTGCTGTAAGTTAGGATTCCTCATTGAGATGCGGCCCGACACAGTACCCCCATCATCAGAACGGAGTTGATTAACATGACTATGAATTCGGCCATCAGCGTGGCAGTGCTTCATGATGGAATTGATGAAAGTCCCGGAGGTCTTATTCAGATTCCGAGCCTCGACAATGAGCTTCGCGACGGGGTGATTATGCTCTTGGAGGAAGAGTTTGGTGAAGGAAGGTGCTCCTTTCTCAGTCTTTGGGTACTGGATTCCGAGGTTGTCGAACGACTTGGCAAGAGACTGCGCAGCCCATATTTCAACGCCCGAGCCAGCGACGCGCTTCAACTCCTTCAAGACCTCCCGCTCCCGTTTAAGGAGGCTGTCCCTAGTACGCTCCACACGATTGACGTCAACGCGAACCCCGCGCATAGTCATGTCCACGAGACATGGCAGCAAATCCAGTTCGAGATTAGCGACGCCCCACAAGTCCTCTTGGCTCAACTTAATGGAAAAGTAATTCCAAAGTTCGAGGGTAAGTTCCGCGTCTGCTTCGGCGTATGGACCGACATACATAGCGGGCATCTTCCACATTTCAGCTTTGGGATCGACACCGAATTCCCGAGCAGCCTCAGTTAAAGCTTTCTCAGATTTAGTTTTGTTCAGTAGATCGTAACAAAGCGCATTCAAACTGTAACTGAAACGGTTTTCGTCGAGCAAAGATGCGACGATCATCGTATCGATAATACGTCCGTTGACCGTGAACCCCATTTGTTTAATCCAACCCAAGTCATACTGAGCGTTGTGCATGATCTTATCAGCAGGACACTCGAATACTTTTTTAAGCCATCGGTTAACGATACGCTCATCAAGGTTACCGCCACCTAAGTGACGGATAGGTAAGTAGCACGACCAACCATCTACTGCGATAGCATAGCCTACAACTTCACCATCCCCTGTTGGCCATCCGGGACCGTTTACCTTTAGGTTCGGGTCGCGTGTTTCCACGTCGATTGCAATCTTAGATGCCCCAGTAATATCGGGCAGCTCTAAAGGTGGAACCCATTCGTTCTTGTTAGCGAACATTGCCATTTGTAAACTCATTCTTTAATCCTTGGGTCATCGCCCATTGAGTACCGTAAGTACCAAACGGCTTTTTGTTTATCTTGCTTGGAGTCTTCGTTCTTATTATCCATTCGCCATATATATTTAAACGCTGCTATCTCGGCATAGATGTTAACTTTGTCCTGCCCAAACGCTGCAACCATCGCGTCAATACATTCGATCTCACTGTCTGCGTAATGACTAGGTTGTGAAACCATTTTGTCTTTACTCATATCAAATCCTCTTCTTCTTTAAGGTCTTCTAAACTAGCTTTAGAAAAGAATGCCGGAGTCTGATCCCCGACCCATGATCCGAGAATGTTAAACTCGAAAAATTCTACTGCCTCGTCATACGTCATCCCGTCTCGGTAGACTAATATGCCAAGAATCTTATCTGTATCGTATAGGACAACCGACTCTTGTCCGCACCTTTGAACAAGGCCCATAATAGCGGCGTTATACCCATCTGCTTTTAGCATGTCCTACT